ATGAAGACTAAGGCTCTTAAATTAAAAAAGGAGGAGCAAAATAACAAAAGAACCTCGTCTTCATATTTAGTAGTATAGGGAAGTATCGAGCCTCCCTATACTTTATCCATATATCGAGCTATTACCTCTCGAATTTAAGATTATGGTTTTACGCTATCAGCTGGAGGACAACAATACAGTATAAGAACTCTTGTTTTTCCTGCGCTTACAGCAGTCGCATGATTTGTAACTGTAATGTCAGCAATAACAGTTCTTGCAGAAGCAGAATAAAAAACTCTCTGCTCTGATGCTATGTCAGCTCCAGCAAGACCACCAGGGTGTTCAACTGTATTAGCTTCACCAACTAACAAGTCTGTTGCTTTTAAGTTAGTAGATGCATAAAAACTATTATCATCATCTTGATCACCAACTATCATTGCAACGGCAGCTCCAGAAACCCATAAAGCAATACCATGAACCTGCACATCAAGTATGTAGGAATTAGCTGGAACTTTTAATTGCCCAATTAAATGATACGATTCAGAAGAATGATCACCCACTTGAGCATAATCAAACACCATTTCAGCACACTGGACATTCCAAGATGACCCAAGTGCTGTAACCATTGTTTTTGTACTAGTAGCCATCAGTTACCTCCTTAACTCGCTGAAGTTGTAAATACGCCAGTAGCACCAGTACCTTCTGGTATACACCATACTTTTACTAACCACTCACCATCTGAAGGGGCAAAGAAGTGAAAAATACTTCCTGCACCTAAAAAGTTAGTGTTAGCAGCAGCAGCTGTATATATCAGCTTTATAGATGTTGGAGTACCTAATGTACCCAGCGTTTCTATTGCAGAAGCAGTTGCTCCATTAATGATGCCTACTACTTGTTTTGCAAAAACTGGACTAGTATCAACAGTTGAAGCAGCAACAACAGCCGCTCCTCTTGTAAATATAGTAGTAGCTCCAGTCTGGTCTATGTCACCAGTGCACTCCATAGCAAGATGAGTACCTTTTACTGCATCAGGAAGATATACTGAACCAGCAGCTCCACCATCATGAGCATAACTATTTACTGCTCCAGGTGCAAGTGTAGCAGCTAAAATATTAGCAGCACTAGCACTAGAAGCAGCAGAATCAGCCTCAGCATCTGTCACAGCTACAGCCGTTGCAGTTAAGTTTCCCTGATGTCCAGCGCAAAAGTCTAAATATCCAGGATCAATACCTTTCCAAGCATCAAGTAGATCATCAGCTTTATTTTGTCCGTATAAAGGATTAGCCATAATTCATACCTCCTTTAAGACCAGTAAGCATGGGATTCCGGCATTGACCATTCCATCCCAGCTTCTGTTTGAATTAAGTCAACCCGACGGTCAACACCACTATTCTCTAAGGTTTGGACACCTACATAGATTGCTGTATCACGATTCAAGCCGTTACCAACAAGAGGCCTGTATGCACAGTTCCTCATATTAACAGCAAGCATCTTGATAGCAGAACCATCTAGGTGAACATTACGTGCTACATTCATATCACCGTAAGGTGTAGAAATAACACTAATATCAACTCCAAAAACCTTCTTTTTACTTGATAGCGCCATATCAGCACGGAAGTTAGGTGAAATCTCAAGATTATTTGAGAAATAACCACTTAGTTTATGCAACCAATTATATGTCTGCGTATCCACGAAGAACAATGTTGCATTTGCATTATTGTACCGTGGGTCTAAGTAATTACTCAAATCATCAAGGAAATCATCCTGTGTTTTAGTCGCATGAGTTAAACTAAACACATTACCATATTGAGTGACAAAATCAACGGCACCTTGAGTGTACCATTCTGAACCTGAGTCATATTGAGAACCAAACAAACAACTTTGTTCAATATCCCATTTATGCTCTATCAACTTCTCACGCCAGACACGAGCCCACTCATTTGGTTCATACTTTAGCACGGTAGCACGTGTAGTGTTATCCATTGCCATTGCAGTTTTCCAAATTTGTGTACGCCCGTAAGCTGTCGAGAAAGGTTGATCTTTCCAAGTCTCAGGATAACCACTACCCTGAGCATGAGCCGTACCAACAACATACGATCTATAATCTTCAAGACCTGCTCCATTGCTTTCGCCCTGTCCAGATATTGAAACATTATACGTTGAATCTCCAGCTGGAGCAGCGGAGTTTATACCTGCAATTACGTCATGACCAGCAGTTTTAGTTTTAACAACTACAGCCTTTAATATTGCAGCTTCACCTTCACCGTGAGCAGTTGGAGGATTTGTAGACTCATCCTGAAGTGTAACAGAACTAACCTTAACGACGGCATAAGAAGCAGTTTTAACTTTAGCGGATAAGGATGCACTCGAATTACCAAAATTAATCTTAACCAGTTGATCTGGCAAGAAAAATGAAGGTTGCGTTCCATCTGCACCTATCACTATCTCACTACCTGAATTTCCAAATATATTTTGGATATTCCCACTCTTCTTATAATCGCACATCATTTTGACATAAACTGTAGTAGCAGCTGTCTCATAACTATCAAGCTGTGTGTCTATATCAGTACCATCAAGAGTCTCAACCCATGTAACATTATCATTACTGAAAGCTACAGGGTAAGCATATCTTTTATGGTATGAAGGTCTGCGTTCTGTGTACTTAAACTCAGGATCATCTGTTGCCTTCTTCGCAAGTTTCGATACAAAACGGAAGAAAGGGTCTTGAGCTATTGCTAACTCTGAAACTCTATCCCCGAAGTTATACTTTCTGCGAAGTACGCCAGTGTTAAGGTCCTGCCCATATCTGGCGGAACCAGTCGAACCACCAGAACTAATATCGGTAGTTGACTCTAGACTAAATAAATCAGCCATGATTTATCTCCTTCGTATTATTAATTAAAGCACTAAGTGCTATGCACCAAATGCTTCGTCCAATTTACTGTCAAATCCCAGTATTTCATCGAACACTTTATCTTCAGGAGATACTTGTGGTTCGGGTTGGCTGCCTGCCGAGGCTAAAGATTGTGGTTTCTGCTGTACCCTTCTCATTTGAGAGGATACTTCCTGATTTGCATTTTGGGCTATATTCTGTTCCCTTGTCTGACGATTCATAAGATAATGAATATCTTCTAACTCGAGAGTCTTATCTTTTGCAAAACTTAGGAAATTAGTCCATTCGTCATTTGACATATTATGCTTCTGCCTAAACGCAGATTCTTTTGAAAATCTAACATTTTCGGCTTTCTGAGCAGAAAGAGTGTCATTAAGACGTTTTTGGACAACTCCATCAATTGTTGCACCTAAAACTCTCGCTGAGTCCGATTCGGGATTGGACATAGCTTCATCAGGGTCAAACACAAACTCTTCTGGCAATGCAAGCTGTTCCTTCATGCTTACCGGGGCTTGACCTCCACCCTCAAAATAATTCCGCACATGCTGAACTAAATTAGGGTCTTCTCTCATTGCATCGAGGATCGGCATATATGGCTCTATTTCTTTTAGCTTACTATTTAACTTTTTAGCTTCTCGACTAGAATCACTATACCTTGTTTGCAGATTTTCAATATCCACTGGCTTTTGTCCTTCAACAGGGCTCTGGTCTGATGCTTGCTGCTTGAGATATTCATCCCCAGCTTGCTCGTCATTATAATCAGAGGTTGTCTGCTCTTGTAAAGGCATGTCTAATATACCACTATTAACTTGAGTATCTAGCGCCTCGAAAAAATCATCGCCAGAACTCTCAGTATTACTTTCAGGGACTCCATTCTCAGGAGCGTTGCTTACTTGTACATTTTCTTCCATAATTCGTCCTTTTTATGTATTTGCTTTTAATCTATGACAGTTAACTATTGTTGTCAAAGTCTTTTTTCTGTTTATTTTTTTCTTCATTAACAGCCATCTTTATTTCTCTTGATAGCTCTCTCTTAGCTGCTTGGAACTCACTACGCATCATATTACGCAATAGTTTCTGTTCAGCTTCTGTTTGAAGTACACCTTTTCTTACTTCAACTCCACCTTCTTGAACTTTCATTTTTATACCTGCTTGTACTAATTGTCTTTCTAATGTTTCAATTGTACCTTCTTTATCTTTTAAAGCTTCTGATAACTGCTCCAACTGTCCCCTCATCTCAGAATACATACTCTTTCTTTCTATCAACTGTTTCTTGTTTCTTATATCAGTCTCAGCTACCATAGCTATATCATCAATCAATCCAGCTTGGAACCATCTAAAATATTCTTCTAACAAAGCCCATCTATTAACAGGCATAGTAGCACCTGATATCATCCTAATATCAAACCTTGATGATTCATAATCCATATATTTACCTATTGCTTCACCGTAATCATTGTAGATAGGAATATTTATACGTGATTCTTTCTCACCTGGCTCTTCACCACCAGCCCCAGGCTGGACAATACGAAATACTTTGTCTATTGTATAATGTCTTTGAGCTACCATCTGGAAACATTTACCTAAATATTCTAAGGCTGGTTCGACAATAGTAGACATCCAAGATTTTAATCGCCTAGTACCAAATTCATCATTAGCTAATAATCCTCTATAAGTCTCAGCTTGGTCTTGAGTAAATCCCATCATAGCTGAAGGAACTCCGCTTATATACTCCGCATCCCCCTTACCTTCTTGAGTAATAGTATAAAAAGCGTTGTTGATAGGAGCTGGTAATACAGGAGTTGGAGGAGTGAATCCCTGCCTATACTTTAATAAAGCCCCTGGAGCAGAAGAATATTGTTCCCATTCTTCTTCATCAACAGAACCTTCTTCATACATCCATCTTAGATTAGATGCTAAATTAGCATTATGAATCATAATCTGGTGAGCTTTGTTAATCTCTTGCTGTTTACCTATAAGAGGCATTACAGCTGACATTGGATATGGAGTGCCAGTATAAAGATATGGAATTGGCACTATCGGATATTCAGTGATTGGTAACTCATATTCATATAAGAAAGTATCATCTCCAACACTACACACTAATACAATCCTTGTTTCATAAAATTCAACAAAATCAACGACAGCTTTCTTAAACTCTTTTGACTTCATTAAAGAATCGAATTCTTTCTTACGTAATACACGCTGCTCTATCCTAGTAACAGCATCTTGAGCCATAGACATTAATTCTTGTCTTTTTTCAGCTACAGATGTTTCAGCCATCTTATTAGCTTTCTCTATCTCTAATGCAGCTCTTTCTTCTATTATTTCACCAGATTGAAGAGCTTGTTGTATTTGTAATGTATTCTCTTGCAACTGAACACTAACTTCAGCTTCAAACTCTTTTACTTGTACTTCAACAGACCTTTGAATCTGATCTAGTTCCTCTTCAGTTGGCTCAATGCGTAAAAATACATTAACAAATGGAACTTTTATTTTACTATAGTTCTCATAATATCCTATAAGTTCATCTTCTTCTGATTCTGGAGTATATGTTGATGAAATATCATCAGGGTATACAACTTTAGAACTTTCTATATCTCTATCAGAATAAGAATAAATACTAGAGCCACCAGATGCTTTATTAATCTTAGCTGCATGTTGAGGGAACATATTCTTTAACTGTGTCTTAGATAAAAGCTTCTTTATCATAATAAACCCAGCATCTCTGAATAAGAAGTCTCTACTTGCAGGGTCTACAAATACATCATATGGATCAATACGACTAAAAGTTACTTCACCTTTACCATGATCAGCGTCTTGATCTACATCTACAAGAAAATAACCTAGCCCTTTGACTAAGCTATCTAATATTACTTGACCATAAACAGACTTACCATTAGACAAATGCCAACAATAATCAGCAAGTTCTGAGTGTACTTGAGCAATATCAACATCATCACCAGTCACACCGACAGCTTTCCACCTTGGGTTATTAGCGGTTACAAAATATCTCATTATCTCGATAATAGGTAATATCCTATTAATCGTGAATGTTGGCATTCCAGCTTCTTCTAAAGAATCCCTATCAGCCTCAGAGAGCTGTTCGTCTAAATAAAAATCATAGCCTTTCTGACTTTTTAAATACCACTTTGATCTATCTGTACCGTTAGCTCTATCCCATAATTGCTTATTGATAGCTGCTTTATTTTTTCTTCCTCTTTTAGCCAATACTTACTCCTTAATTAAAATAAAGATTCACTTGGTTTTTGCATAGCAGACATTGCTAAATCTTCTGAAGATTGCACAGGTTTGTTATATTCAAAATGATGTTTAGTTCCACTATACTTTCTCTGACTCCACCCATATTTTTGCCCAGATTCAGCTAACCAATTTCTAAAATACGCAAGGGATTCAGGAATATCAACAGCTGTTCCAGTTTCATGTAATGATGTTCCAGGTTTCTTAGCATATCCTGGACCTTTTTCTTTATATAAAGCTTCCTGCTCTGCATATGTTCTTGATGCAGACCCAAAAAGGTTCACTACGTCTAATCCTTTCTTCAGTTTGCCTCCTAACCCTCCCCATTTTGATACATCTCCTCCTGTTTTCAACCAATCTGAAACTGCGCTTTCAATTGATTTACCTGCTTCAGGAGTAAAACTCATTGACTCTGAGCCAAATGGAGAATAAGTCTCCCCAAATGAATATTCTTTCCCATTAGGCATTTTATATTGACCAACTATATTTTAACTTTGCTTTATGCTCATATGGTGATTTTCCACTTACATCCCAACGACCTGAAAGGACACCACTTTTACCAACTGGAAACACAACAGCTCCTTTTTTTCCTCCACTCTTAATAATTGATTTAATATCTAAAAAATCAGAAAGACTTCTGCTTTGATCACCAGAGTAACCAGTGCCATAGGTAGACGATGAAAGATCAGTTGTACTATGACTCATAAAAAGTGGTGAACTAATCAGAGGTTGTTTTCCAGCATATTGCTGATCTAATGAGAATTTCTGATGAGGTACGAAATTCTGCCAATAATTACCACCTTTTAATGAACCTGCATTTTTTGAAATTTGATTTTGAGGAGGCATTATCTATCTAACTTCTGAGTCCCTCTATGGTATGGCTCATATCCAGTTTTTTGTTCCTCCTCTAAAGCTCTTTTAGCCTTTCTCTCAACTTCTTTTCTACTTCTAGTCATACTTGCTTCTTTTGCTTTCTTTGTAGCTCCTTTTGCCTGTGCAGCTTGTTTCGTTCCAGCTCCAGCAGCTCCTTTAATTTCAGGAACCACTACTTTTTTTCCTAACCCTAGTTTGTTATTTAGTTTAACTAAAGAGTTTTGAGTTCCCTTTATATCATTTTCATTTACAAGCCTAGAAGCTCTATTTATAATAGCATCCGTTGCTTTACTTTCTCCCCTATATTTACGTAAATTCTCTGCCCATCCTGAGAATAACCTCCTTGCAGTACTAGCTGTTTTAACAACAGCACCAACTCCAGCTGCACCCATAGCAATTTCATACAAATTACCCTGAGTTATAGGCTCTGTAGGTTGACCAAATATATTTTTACCTGCTGGAAAAACTTCTTCAGACATTCCTCTTTCTTGATATTCTGTCATTGATTCATATAACTTAGAAAACACAGCTGGAACAGTAGGTGCAGCTCCTGGTGATCCTCTATACTTACCTACTCCAGTATGTTTAACTCTGCCACCAGTGAATATATCTAATAAAGTACGTCCAGCCATTATTATGCCACTAACCAGCTTTTAGCTCTCTTTTTAGGCTTAAACCAAACCTTTTTGTCTTTATTCTTCTTCATATTAGGCGGAAATGCGTGGATTTGTGCATAATATAGAGTCTCAATGGTATCATCATGGGACATTTTAGGTCCAAATGTAACAATTTCATTAATTAGATCAAACATATTTTTTCTAATATGTACTGTTCCCATACTAAATCTACCAGAAAGACCAGAATATATACGATTCCTCTTATTAGAGCCACCTGGCTTTTGAGGAATGACTGCTATGTCATAACGATTTAACCGTCTTCTTTCATCATTCAACGCTTGGAATATACTACGATTCATAGCAACATCTTCGACTGTAGATGATATACAATTATACTTCTCATGTAGTTCCAATATATAATCAACAACTCCAGTACGACCAATGATACCTCCATCAGCGCTCTTTGTGCCAATAGTAGGGATACTCCTATGCCTTTCATACTCTAAAACATATAACTCATTATTTGCATCTACTGCGACTACCATGATAACACTAAAGTCAGAATGCTTAGTATCTATATCTGTAGCAGGATCACATCCAATAAATGTATTAACTGGTACATCCTCACCATCAATACTAAGATAATTTATATCATCTTCATTCTTATAATAACCATCATAGTACTTTAAATGCTTCCTTGTCCATACAGCATCTTCCTCACTCATCACTTCCATCATATATTCTTGGTAGAACTTATGAGGTTGACCTGAATCAGAATAAAACCTTTTCTTTTCCTCGATCTTAGAGGCTGGGAAGAATGATTGCCATAGAGGTGTTCCATCTCCTTGCAATGCTTTATATGTAATTACTTCCCAGGCAAACTCCCTTCCATCCTTCATAGCTTTACTATGCTGTACTAACAAATTATTAATAAACGAATCATAATGCACTGGAGTGCCATTTACTCTTAATCTACCTGTATGAGGTTCTAATGCTGGGTATACAACAGCAGTTACTAAGTTAGCGTTCTTATCACGAGCTTCTCTTGTAATAGTATTTGCTTCATGTTCAAAGTCATCAAGTATAATTAAATCATATCTTTTGTGTAACTTAGCGCCACCACGAATACCAGCAACATTAGATTTACTAATTAACTTACATCCATTAGAAAGTTCTATATCTTCTTCAGTCCATTTCCTACCTCTTAAATTTCCAAAATAATATCTTATTCTTTCATTATAATCTAAATGATGTTTAATATAATCCATATTACCAACTGAAAGTTTTTGTGTTGCAGATACCCAGGCATAGAAATAAAAATCATCAGGTGGACAAAAAATGAAATCTTTCAGTATAGAAGCTTTTGTTAAAATAGTCTTACCATGCCCTCTAGGAACAATAACAGCTAACTGCTTTACCTCTTTATTATCAATACAATCAGATATTTCATAGTGGAATGGAGGCGTCTCACTACGCATAAAGTCTTCAGGTAAAAATAACTTACCAAAAGATATTAAGTCTTTACTAGATAACTTTAAAGCTTCCTCAGCTTCGCTTATATTTTGACTGTTTATATTCACTTTTTTAGTTTTGTAATTCCCTCAGCAAGGGATTGAGGAACATATGGATATTTTTTAAACTTCGCCATTCGATAATCAGAAACCATATCTTCTACCTGATTTTTAGTAAATCCAGCGCGTTTTGTTAAATCTCTGTACGCATGCCAATTCTTTTTGCCTAATGACGAAATCTCCTCTATTCTTGCTTCAACTTCAATATGTCGACGGCATTAGTCTTTATCTTCATCTTCTTTAAATTTTGCATCAAGATATTCAAAGAACTGGTCTTCAAATTCCATGAAAGTTACAAAATCTCTAAACATCTCACTCATTGATGTAACTGCATT